ATATATCTGTATGCTGAAATAGTTTGTGGTAGTTCATCAGTAACAAAAGAAGAACCTGTATTCAACTCACTTAGTGTTGTACTGTATCCAAAATAGTACACACCAGATTTAATACTTTGTCTATTACCCCCTCGTAAGAAGTCAAATGCTACGCTATCTAAGATAAAACCAACATCTCTTCTACATAGAGTTTCGTCATACATGAATGTTTTCAATGTATTAACATAGGCAACAACCTCTGCTCTAATAAAACTTCTATTAGAGTTTAGTAGTTCTGCTGCTCTAATTGTTGCAGGATCAGTAGATCGTTTTAGGCTGATTGGTTCGGCAATGATGTTGTTTGGACCATTGTTTATAATGCTTACAATAGAATCAACTAATTTTTCTGCTCTATCCTGTTCAACATAACTTCCACCTGGGAATGATGTTACCTGTGTAATTGTATTTTGGTATCTGGTTGAACTGCTTATTGCTATACCTTGAACAATATTACCGACTAGAGATTTTATATAGGCATATGCTGCTGTAGTTTGTGGAATTTCTCCTGGAATAGCAGTAGATGATCCGTTAAAATTGTAATAGTATACACCGCTGGTAATTGCCTGTCTATTTCCTCCATATAACAAATCAAACGCTACACTGTCAATAATAAATCCGGTATCCCTAGCACATTTCTCTTGGTTATAGATAAATCCAGATGCCTTGGTGCTTTCAACATAGGCTATGGTTTCTTTTATCAAATAATCTTTATTTTGAATTATCAAATTGTAGGCATTAATTACATTGGTATTACTACTTGCATTGATACCATTTGGTACAATAAGATCAGTTACTCCGGTTGTACCGCTGTTAAGAATAGTTGTAATTAAACTATATTCTGTTTCTAATGTTGTCTGTTCTGTTACTGTGCCATAACCTGCGGTAGGAGATAATCCTGCTGCTAAAATTTGTGTAGCACTAACTTGGTATCTTGGGCCTGTGGTATCACCTACAATAATTTTCTTAGTGAGTGCCTTTAAATAATTAAATGCATTTGTTGTCGTAGTTAATTCGTTAGGAATAGTTCCAATTAAGGTACCTTGATTCCAATATTGAAGTCCTGAAAATTTGCTTTGACTTACGCCGTCAAATAATAAATCTAATACAATACTATCAACAATAAGTCCTGTATCTCTACTACATTTTGTAGAATCGTAGACAAATGGACTTAAGGTGCCGTTAATGTAACTTATAACCTGGTTTGTAAATGTTGATTTGTTATTGACTATAGTATTGTATGCTGTAATTACTGACGCTGTAGTTGAAGCAGTTGTATTGTTTACAACACTATTTGTAACCCACTCAGCAAATTGACCTGTTGCCAATGTAGCGGTGCTTGTATTCAATACTCTCAATATGTCATCAAAACGCTGTGCTACAACTGTTTGATTGTAAGCACCAGTCAATGTAGCAGTTACTATTCCTTTTAGATATTGAATTGCATTGGTAGTTGTTGTAATTTGCCCGCCTATATCATCAACATATCCACTTTGTCTCCAATATTGAAGACCTGAAAATATACTTTCACTTTCACTATTTTGCAATAAATCTAGAGCAATAGCATCAATAATCAGTCCGGTATCTCTTCTGCACTTGGCAACATCATAGACAAAATTACCACTGTTAAAGGTTTTATTAACATAGGCAACGGTTTGTTCTTGTAAGAAGGGTTTATTAGCTAGTAGTAGTGTTCTAGCATTGAAAAATCCAGGATTTTGTAGTCCTGCATTTACATACATGCCTCTTGCAATTGTGCCTGTAGTGACCTTAACTACAATTGTTGTAGTATTTTCTTTCCATGTACCTGTACCTACCGCTGCTGGTACTTGAACAGTATTATTTGGTTGGAACATTGTTCCGTCTTTAAGCCACGGACCGCTTTGATTAGTACAGTTTTGAATATAGGGTGAATGGAAAAGATCAATCTTTTCATCGCCTTCTAATGGTGGAAATGCTGTGGCATAGGCTCCTCTATTAAGTTCAGGTATATATTGGCCTTCTAATAATCCACTTCTACCATTTAAAAATGTCATGTAGTTTAGATATGTACCACTTTCCATATGGAACAAATCTTGTGTTTTGTTAATAGGTTCAATAAAAGTTGTTCTAATATCTGAACCTCTAACACTGGTATATGCCTTCATTCTTAGAGGATTGTCTTCTAAATATCTTCCAGCAGAAACTAAGATTTGTGTTCCAGGTTGATAGTAAGGACTTTTCATAGCCCCACCTATGGTTCTACATGCTCTACTCGGATCCATTGCACGACCGTCATTGGTATCATCACCGTCGACCGTGACATATAGTGTGTTGGTTACAACAGGAGCAGTTCCTATGGGATTGGTACCTCGTACACGTAAATTACCAATAATATCGGTAAGACCAAGTCCAGGACTAATGGTCATATTGCTACCTGTGTTGGTCAATACTTGGCTATAAACCTTGTTTAAGAAAGCCTCCATCCAAGGCTGTTGCAAAGTACCTATAGTGCTTGATGTAGCATGGCCAGGAAGAACATCACCACCTACAACGATATCTCTGCCAATACCAACACCGCCTGTGACTGTAAATGCGCCTGTTGTAGTTGATATTGAATTATCACTTGCTGCTATTCTACCTCTGTCACTGGTTAATAGACCAGATGCAGGATTATAAGTTAGACCATTTTGTATGCCAGTTGAATCAATAAGTAAGAACTGACTGCCAGTCATAAGGGCAAAGGTTGGGAAAAATACCTGATCTACATTTGTTGATGTAACACTAACACTGAAACTTGTGTTTGCAATTTCAATTCTTCCGTAGATAAAACCACCTACGTTTAGATCTTGTTGTATACCTACTCCACCTCTGAAGAAAGTACCACTTTGTTCTCTTTGTGAATTAGCAGTTGCAATCTGTACAAGATTACCTATTTCTGCACCGTAAACATTTAATGGATCATACGCTCTGAAATAAGGATTACCTACATTGGTAGGGTCATAAACTTTTACCTTATCTACATGGAGGGCTTTCCATGATCTAGTGTCTGTTCCTAGAACATATGTAGCAGATGTTACTGGTAAAATATCATTTATAAATGAACCTTGTGTGTCAATAGTTTGATTTCTATTAACACCTAGTTGGATAGAAAGAGCATCAACTAAAAATTTATTTGTGGTTGTAAAAGAGGTATTGCCAGTTATATTGAATGTTGCATTTGCTGTAGCAGAAACATCTAAGAATGAACCTGCTTGAAGTCTAAGATATCCAGTGGCAATATTTTCTATATATCCACCTGCTTGATTTCTTAGATAGCTTCCTGCGTTATTGCTGATATACCCGCCGGCAGTGTTATCAATATAACCACTTACATTTGAATCTTGATATCCACCTATTGTGTTTTGTTGATATCCTGTTATATTGTTGAGTTGATAATTACCAATTTGATTTTCTTCGTAGCCTGCTGCTTGATTACGAATAAAACTTCCTGAAACATTTCTAATATAACCAGTTATAACATTATCTAAATATCCGCTAATGGTATTTTCTAAATTGCCGCCAGCGGTATTTTGTATGTCTCCGCCAATTTGGTTATCTAGATACCCTGTTGCTATGTTTTGAATATAACTACCACTTTGATTTTGAATATAGTCAGTGGCTTGATTTTTTTGATACCCTGAGGAAATGTTTGTAATATTTGCAGAAGATTGGTTAAGAATACTACCGCCTAAGGCGTTATTAATTATTCCCCCGCCAATTGTATTAAGACTATTACCGCCAGTGATGGTCGTTCTACCACCGGTAATATTTTCAGTTAGACTTCCTGCGGTCTTATTAAAAAATCCACCTACACCGGATTCAACATAAATCTCTCCATTTTTTGCGAGTAATTTATAATCACCGGGGTATGATGTAATATTAGTTGCCATTTATATGATCCTCAGTGTATTTATTTTTTAATGTATTCTAATTTCAATAGCATCTATCAAGGCAGTTGATTTATGAGGCCATTTTGGGTGACTTTGAAATCTTAAAACGCAACCAAAAGTTGAATTTTGAACATCTGAAATTGATAATGTTGTATTCCATAAATTTGTTTGATTTCCATAAATTTTAATAGGGTTTAAATCTAAGGTTGCTTGATTTTCGCCAATTATTTCACCATCTAAACATAGTGAAATATCGTCATCAGTGATGCGACCAAATCTGTTCATAGATAGTTTTAATTCAATACCTGATATAGTAGAAGGTAAATTTTTAAACCTAAAATCTGTCAATCTTAGATAATAGGTTTTTTCTGTAATATCGTGTCTGGGGTCTCTTGCTATATGAACTAGATCCCTTGTCGTTTTAATTGATCGTTGATCTAAACTTTTTAATGCGCTGAAATTATCAATTTCTAACCACTGAACATGTCTATCTTCTGCTCCTGTTTCAGCGTATTGTGTTATAGAATTAGGTAAAGTCCAATTTGTAGTCATAATTCTATATTTACCAAAAATAAAAAAGGGGGAAAATCCCCCTTTTTGTTACAAAAAATATATTATGCAGTTCTATTTAAACTGATTGTCGCTGTTGGTGCAACAGAACCTGTGGCTGTTCCTAATGTCCATGGTGCAACTTGACCGTTTGAATAATAGGATGTTCCTGTTCCTGTTCTAACAAAAACAGTTGCCTTACGTGCTGTTAATTTATTAACAAAATATGTAGCACCACCTCCATCTGTTCCAATAATGTGCATAAATCCTGCTGTCAATGTTTGGCTTGTTGACAAATGGCAAACTCCTTGACCTTGGCTATTTTGAACCAAATAACGTTGGCTTGATTCTTGTTTCAAAATATCTCCAGAGTTTACTGCACTTGAACCGGTTGTTAAGAACGTTACAATAGCAATAGCATCTGTTGAAGTTGTAGATGTAGTTGCAACAAATGTTACAGCAGTTCCAGCAGAACTTGGTGTAAAGGTTAATGTTAAACTTCCAGTATTTTGGTAACCTGTACCAGGCTGGTCAATATTCAAAGTTTGAATACGTCCTGTTCCACCTGTGTAAGTAACCGAAGCAGTACCTGTAGCAGGAATACCGCCTGCAATTTGAGGAGCACTTGCTACCCAAGTCACTGATGTAGTTGTACTGTATCCGCTGTTAGTTGCAGTATTTGTAACAAATAAACTAATAATACCTTCGCCGCCAACACCTGTTCTACCTCCAATTGAATAATCATCGTATGGTCTAATTAGGTTGCCGAAAAATCTCTTTTTAATAGGACGTCCCATTTGTTTTTCTCCTTAATAAATGACCGTTCTAGGGTCTACGCGGTGGGTTCCGCATAATCAATTTGACTTGATATTTAACAAAAAGCCCGCATCAAGCGGGCTTAATGCTTTCTGTATATAAGTTACCTTATTTGAAACTTACATTAGCAGAAGTAATTGCAACTTTACCTAGATAGTCAGCAGCGTTACCTAGAGAACTTGCTGTATTTGTAAGTTCTACATAGCCGTAACGTGTTAAGAAACCAACTACTGGTTCAAATGTTGCTGGATCAAGAACAACACCAGAACTCATTAGAGGAATATATGGGCAATAGAAAGCAGCAGCATCTGCTTCACTTGAACCCTTATAACCAACAAGTACTTGATTATTGTCGCTGGTATCACTTAGATAACCGTCTACATAAACACGCATTGCACCGTTCAATGTACCAACAAATTTGGTGTTTGTTGGTGCTTCAAATGTGCCTTCTGTTGTGCGAGCAAAAGCAGAAGTTGTTGCGCTCTGTAGAATTGTTAGAGCCTGGTTAGAAACAACTGCCCAGTTAGCAGAACCACGACGTGTACGCTGAGCAATTAAGTTGCTTACACGGTTGATCTGAATAGCAAGAGCGGCATGCTCGTCACCAACGAATGTTGCTGTACCAGAAACTAATGACTGGTCATATGTTTCTTCAACACTAGCAAGACCACGTAGTGAAGTTAGGATTTCTTGATCGATCTCAGCAGTAATTTCTTGCGCTAGAGCGGCCATGATTTCTGCTTCGATATCAATACCTTGTTGTGCTTGAGCATCTTGAGCAGCCTCGAAAGTCCAACGTGCGCTTAGTTTGCGGCTCTTGGCTTCCACAGGTGTTTTCAAGATTTGAATGCTCATACGCTTACCTGGAGCACCTTCTAACTGGCTTGTTACAGCAGCCTTAGGAGTTGCATCTACGTTATTTCCAGAATAAGCAGCAGCAATCTTGAATGGGCTTAGTGCTTCTTCACCTGCTACAACGCTGTCACCACTGTCTGCATAACGAACACGTAGTGTGTGAATCTGACCAACTGGACCGGTCATTGGCTGAACACCAACGATTTCGTTAGCGATCACAGTTGGCATTACACGACGAATAACTGGTAGAATCACACGATTTAGTGTTGCAATATTACCAGTGCTTGTTGCACCTGCTGTTGCAGCCTCAGCCAAGTAACGACGTGTGTTTTCCAAACATACTGCCATAGATTGACGACGGTTACCCTGTAGGCCTTCAAGCAGAGCGTCTTTGGTCTCTGACCATCTTTCATTTAAAAGTTTTGACATTTTATGTCTTCTCCTTGAATATTATTTTGCTAAACCCGCTAATTTGCGGATGTCAACAATGTTATCGAAGCCTACCTCGGGCTTTTGTTCACGATTTCCAGTTACTTCAGTACTCTCAATCAAAGTAGATTTTTTCTCTACTTTTCTCTTCTCGCCTTCCATTACTGTTGGTAGGTATTTTTCATATGCCTTTGCAAGATCTTTAGTCTGAATAGACTCAAGAAGTGTTTGCATTAGCTCCCTTTTATCTGCACCTAATGGTGACAGAAGTTCAGACATAGCCTGTTTACGTTCCATTAAATCTTTGGTAACACGAATCTCTCGATCCTTAGATTCAACAATAGTAGACTTTTCAACCAATGCCTGTTTTGTTTCTGCTAATTCTAATTCCTTCTTTTGAATAATCTTTAACAATTTATTAGTTTCAGATTTTTCATTTAGGTAAGAGTTCGCATACTCCTGTGCAAATGCTTCATAAATCTTACGTCCAAAGTCATTATTTTTAGCACTTTCGATATCTTCTTTCAATTGCTTGATTTCAAAATTGAGTTTGTCTTTAACAACATTCTCTACCATCTTAGCGCCTTGACTAATAAACTGAGATTTAATATCTTCGAATTTCACTCTAGCATCACGAATTAAACGAACTTTAGTTTCTGCTAAATCACGTTTATCAATAGCAAATTCGTTTATTTCTTTAGCAAGAGCATGTACTACGAATTTCTCTAATTTACTAAAATTCTCAGAAACCTTTTTACGGTCTCCTTGGAATTCTACTAGTTCTTTACCTAGCTGTTTGATAACAAAACCTTCTAGTTTTTTAGCATCTTCGCTGATACGTTTTGTGTATTGCGCCTTTGCTTCGGCTAGTGCTTTTTTGTCTTCATACAATTCGGCCATTTCTGCGGCCAATCTGTCGCTTAACATCTTGTCGATTGCCTCAACCATAACAGTCTTGTCATGGTTATACTTCTGTGCAAATTCTTCACGAAGTTCAGCGGTAACCTGGTCGCGATTCTCTTGAAGTTTAGCAGCAAGAGCATTTTGCAATTCACTTCCTACATCCTCTGAAATTGCGCCGCTCTCTACTAATTTTTTGAATGCGTCCAACATTTATATTTCTCCTCGGGCTTATTTTAGACCTTTGATAATATTCAAGAGACTTTCTTGAAGATATTTTTGGGCCTTTGGATCTTCTTTTACTTCTTGTGCTACCTTGAATGCTCTATTTCCACCTCTGCTGTTCATTAAATGCTCATAAACAGGAGTAGGATAAGCACCTGGAGCACTGGGCTGGGCTACTATATCTACCGTAATAATTTCAAAATCGGATACTTTGCCAGAATAATCATCAACGTTACCGCTGCCTCTTGAACTGACGCCTAGTTTTACACCGCTTTCGAGCATGGTTCGAATCAAATTGCCCATGGGAGTAGGAAGAATTTTCATCTTCCCATATCCATTAGGACCTTCCATCCACATTTGAGTAATCATGTGGCTGACACGATCCAAATTTACCTTAAGATCATCCGGATGATCAACTTCACCTAACACACTGTAACCACTTTGTATTTGATCATTTAAGGTTTTAACAGCACGTTCAATTTCATCAACTGGATATACCCGTTGATTAGCGTTACGAATTCCACCTTGAATAGCGATGCCTTTGAGATAAAGATTACGACCTTCTTTATCATCACTTTCAAGCACCGCTTGTGCTTGATCAAAACTTAAATGTTCTCTTAGGTAAGTTAATTTCATCCAGGTTCTCTAATTACATTTTACGATCAACAACTGATTTGGTATTGGTTTCACCTTGGTTGTCATTTTGACCAGTACGAGCGCCTACATTAAGACCTGTAGGATTTGTCTGTTCACCTTTGCCATATTGTGCAACTTGCTTTAGGTTTTTGACACCCATTTTTCCACCTGGCACATTGCCATTACCTGTGTTCATGTCTTTTTGTTGACTTAAAAAACCACCTGCTTTACCATGAGGCTTTGTACCATCTGGGGCTGGATTACTCTGCGATTGAACTAGGTTTTTTCCTGTTGCACTCGATGTTGGCTTTCCTGAACCACTGCTAATAGGACTTTTGCCATTGTTTGGAGCACTGGCTTTATCGCCTGTTCCTGCTGCTACATGTTGATTTTGTCCTTTTTGAGTACCGCTTTTATCCCAGTCGTTTCCGACTTTTTCAACATACTCGCGAGTCATACGACGACCTTCCATAAAGCCCATCATATCATCCTCTTTTGGCATTTCATCATCTTCATCATCGTCACTACTAAATTCATCACCGGTTCCACCTGTTAAATCTTCTGCGGCATCGAAAGCGGCTTGTAATTCACTCATGGCTTTTTGAATACTCATCTTAATATCATCTTCCGGTGTATCCATGCCAACATCACCTGTCAAATCATCTGTCTTTTCTAGACCGCCGGGCTCGTCCATACCCATGTCATCATCACCATCCATCATGTATGAGTCTTCTAATTCTTCATCTGCCTCATCCATTTCTTCATCGGCTGCTTCATCCATATCTTCATCGGCTGCTTCGTCCATTTCTTCGTCAGCAGATTCGTCCATTTCTTCGTCAGCAGATTCGTCCATTTCTTCGTCAGCAGATTCGTCCATTTCTTCGTCAGCGGCCTCATCCATTTCTTCATCGGCTGCTTCTTGTGCAATTAAATTTTCATATATTTCTCTAGACTTTTCGACAACGATTTCATGAAAAAGTTCGTTAGCTTTATCATGTTCTTCGTTCACAATGTAGTCCAGAAGCTGTTCAAACTTCGTCATGACTTGTAATCTCCTTATTTGGTAGCGGCAAGGCTGTAAGGATATTTACAAATTGATTAAAAAGTCGGTAGAAAATAGGCCTAAAATAGGCATTTTTGAATTAAAAATTTAAAGTTTAAGTAGGTTGAGGCGGAGGAACAGCATACATTTTCCTCACAAGTCCCATTTCTTCTTTGTATTCTTTTTCTCTTGCTTCACCCGCTAATCTTAGTTCTTTCAACATTTTTAAAGTTAAACGAGTTTTGCGAACATCATCATTACCTATAACACTGGTATCATTATCTGAAAGATAACGATTATCATCTGTCATTTCTGCAGATTTATTATTGAAGTATATAAATTCTCTCAGTATCATAAAATTATTTATACCTGAGCAGGTGCTGCTTCGGGCTGTGTTATATCAGGATTTTCGCCTGTGGGTGGGGTAGGGGGTGGCGTTGTTGCACTGGAAAGATTACTTATGTCTGAATTCATACCTCCGGCAGTAACACCTACACTTCTCAATTCTGCTGTTGCAGGTAATTCTGTTCCTATGTCAACATTTTCCTCACGCCACATACGTTCGTTTTCTGCAATTTCCTCAGTGGTCATACCTAAAAATCTTTTTAGAGCAAAACGTTTACTAACAAATGGAACTTGAACAATGTTACTAAATGCTGTCATCCTAACTCCGTCCATTTCTGCTTGTCTATAGGCAGCGAAATTCTGAGGAGGATTAAATCTTAAGTCAAATAAATTATGATCAATGTTTATTCCCTTGTTGTGAAGATACAATTTAAATTCTGTGTCAAATGCTTCATGCATCTTTGATTGTAGTCGTTCACAATATTTGTTAAATCTAAGTTCTTGTATATAAGCAGTTCCCACTCTTCCATCGTTGAAATTACTGCCTCCATCATCTGGGCCTGTAGGTAAGTAACTGCTAGGTATGCGCAGAGCACGGAATAACTTATTGGTAAAGTATTTGAGGTCATCTATCTCTCCCAAATTAGTTCCACCTGGTAGTACTTCTACCTTACTACCACGTCCTTCTGCTGTCTGTGGGAAAAAATAATCTTCATTTATACTCAGTGGATTATAACCTGCATCAATAACACTTTGACTGCCACCTGTTATACTGGGAATACGACGTTGATTTACTTCATTTTTAACACGTTCAACAAAACTCATTGCAATATGACTAGGCATATTACCTACATCAATATAAAATACTCTACGTTCTGGAGCACGTTGAATACGATAAATTATGATAGCGTCTTCTAATAATTCTTTTTGTTTATATACTTTAAAAATACTTTCCATTAAACTGGTACCAAATGGAAAATTATTGTCTAATCCTTCACTCATGGATAGATGAATGACATGTTTTGCATCTATAGCATATTGATTTTCGTGCCTGTCAAATCTTGTTCCTGAAATATTAGTAGGAAATGCACCTGTCATACCTCTTCCTGGACTCATTTGTCCAGCAGCATAACTGGTAGCATATTGACTTCCTCCCCCGGTTACATTACTTGGATTAATTTGAGTCGTAGCCAATGTTTCTAAATTAGGGTTCCAATCTCTAATAATATATTGTTCAGGTTTTTTACCTTCACTTTCATTTACAATTATTTTATCAACCTTGGCACAATCTACATAAAGCCAACTTTGAGTTTCTGGATCTCTTACAAAAAATATATCCCCGTACTTAAAGGCATTCCTTACCAATTTAAATATTCTTAATTGAAACTTGTTTAATTTGCTCCACTGTTGTAGATATTTTTTAATAACAGTAATTTCAGCATTAGTTGCAGCATCCTTGAAAAATATCCTAAAAGGTGTACCATTTTCTTCATTCATTTGGGTACAAAATTCAGCCAAAATATCTAGAGCAGCATTAACTTCACTATCACTATCCATAGTGTCGTATTGACCATATCTTTCTAATCTATTAGGATGCCCTGAATAAACGTCTGGCAAGTAACTAGAATAATTTCTATGAGCGGGATTGGTATGACCAGTGCTGGCACCACTAATGACACTTAGAGTCCCACCTGCTGTTTTAACAGGTGTAAAATATTTTTTCCATGACATATAGTATTTACATTAACTTGGGAATAAATTAGGGTTCAAAGATTTAACACCATCCATTGTACGTTTGGAATTAGCAGTCATTTCTTTAGTATATCCTAATATCTCTAACATTGTTTTATTTAAGTTATCTACACTTACACCTAAACTTTCTAACAATTCAGAAGGAGTTGCGGACTTTTCTGACATACCTGGAAGACTTGCTTCCAGTTCCTTTCGCATTTTTTCTGCTTCAGGACCTAAATCAGGTTTTTTGGTTCTCGCTGCTATTTCTTCTGGACTTGAACCTAACAAACCAAAGGTCAGTCCATTGACTGCACTACTTCCTGCATTCATCAATCTAGTTCCTAAACCTGCATTTTTATCAGCCTGGAAACCTTGAAAGGCATCATATGCACTCATACCTATTGCCAAAGGTGCTGCAACTTTACCTAGTACCTTGGCAGCAGGTCCTAATATTTTACTCAATCCGCCCATCTTGCCCGCAAGTTTTTCTGCTATTCCACCACCACCTGTACCACCACCGATTTTTTCTGCTAATTTTCCTATAAGATCACCGGGCCCACCACCACCTCCGCCTGCGATTCCACCTGCAACTACACTGACATACATTGGATTTTGAGGACTACTACCCAATGGTCCACCACCACCTGCAAGACCAGATTGAAATGCTGCTGACAATCCACCAGTTAGGGCTCCTCTAATTCCACCGGTTCTAAATCCTTGTATAGCACCCTGAACTCCACCGCTGCTCATAATACCGCCTACACCTCTTGCGATAGTTCCTGCCATTTGTACTGCCTTATAGGTTAGAAATGCCGCTGTTAAAGTTCCAATTGTAACTTTCAGCACTGTCATTGCTGTTTCACTTTCAGTAATCATTGCTGCAAATTTAACAACAGGTGATATTAAAAATGTAAATGCATCAACGGCAGCATTAATAACAGGAAATAGTGCTTTCATAATAGGCATAAATGCCGATAAGATTTGTTGTCCTAATTCATTAAGAGCCTTTTGCGCTTCAGCGGCTGCTGCTGCTTGACTTTCTTGCCTTTGTTTTTGTTCAGCAGCAATTTTCTCTCTCATTTCTAATTCTTTTTCGCTAGTCTCTCTCCCCTGTTTCTCTGCCTTATTACTTGTATCTATAAGACCCATCAAGGCTTTACTTAAACCGTCTCCTCTAAAACTTAATGCTCCTGCCACACCTTCAAATTGCTTAGAAGCTTCTACAGCACCTTGTGTTGCATCTGCACTGTACTTCATTGTTTCTGCTGCTGATCCGCCACGTTTTGCAACATCTGCCATGCCTTGACTTGCTTCTGCAACTGCTGGAGCCAAAGCCATAAGATTTTTAGCTGCTTCAGTTTGAGGTGGAATTCCTAACATCTGTGCTTGATAAAGTTCAACACCTGCTTGCCCAAACTTGGCCTGCATTTCCGCCAGGCCTCTATTGTACGCTGCCTTTTGTTTTTCATCCATGCCTGCTAATCTTTGTTGAATAGCAGCATTTTGATTGGCTTGTTTCAGAGCCTCTTCTTGTTGTTGTCTTGACTTACCTGTAATCTGTGCCAATCCATCTAACTGTGTCAAATATTCTGCACTGGCCGCAGTAATTGCTTTGGTATTGCGCATTTCTTCTGCGGTTCTTCCACCTGTCATTGCTATATAATTTGCTGTGCCTTCATTAATTTGTTGAAAATTATAGCCTAATGCCAACAGTTCTGAACCTAAAGGACTCTTGATTAAATCGTTACTAAGTTTAGCAAAACTACGAACACCTTGATCTACAGTTCCTCCCATTCTTGAAAAGGCTTCTGTATTATTTTTAACCAAGTCGCCAAACTGCTGTAAGGTAAGATATGTTCCACTGGCTGCTAACCTCATATCTGTTAGACTGCCGCTGAAGTTTGCTCCTGAGTTTGTTAGATTTCTATAAGTTTCTAAATACTCAGTTTGGACACTTGCAAGTTTTTGAAGTTGTCCAAATAAAACTCCAGTAATACCTGGAATTTTTGCAAAAGATGCAAATACATCTTCAACCTGAGCAGAACCTGATGCAAGTTTTTGTCCTAACTGTGCTGCTTCACCTAATGTACCGCTCAGTGCTCCGGCAACAAATCCCAGTGACTCAAATATTTTTCCTACCCTGCTAGTTTTTGTAGCAGTTTCAGTGAGTCCTTTGTTTGCTTCTGCTACCGCTTGTGGACTTAAACCGCTCTTTTGAGCAAGATTTTGAATCGTTGATAAACTCTGTTTGTTAGCGGTCAATGTGGCCTGCAACAGTAGTTTTAAAGTGGCTTCTGTAGCAGCATTGTTAAGGGCTACGTCTTGATCGCCTATTCGTCCGGTAACTTCAGCCATTATTTTCGGTGGTTATAGTAGTATATAAATATGTAGTCATATTTCAATACATTTATTTATCGGAGACTTGAATGG